TGGCGTAGGTGGAAACAGAGATTCGGTTGATGTTGATGTCGGACTGAGTCCCGATCTGCCCAGGATTGGTTCGAATAACATGTTCCAGAAGATCCACGGTGTCATTAGGTAGATCATAGGTAATCTGCCCCTGCACGAGCGGGATAGTTCCCTGCTCGATAGTCCACAAGTTAATCCCACGGTTAGCCCACTCCGTCAGCAACAGGTTCAAGCTACGCCGAGCGGTACGAAAATCGTAGCCCGTGCGCATCTCCAGCCCAACGCGTTCGAAAGCCTCTTCGAAAATGTCGTTGACTGTCGGGTTAAACGCCGTCGTGGATGTGGTGTAGGCCATTTACTTCTTTCTCGCCGCCCAGATGTTATCGACCATGTTCGGGTAAGGACGCCCTGCCGACTTAGCTCTACTCTTGGCAGCAGCCTTTTGCACAGCAGTCAGAACCGACGGCTTGCCTAGCTTCGTAGGACGCGGACGATCCCACACCGGTTTGACCTTGCCGCCCTTCTTATACTCCGTGAAGTCGGTGTCATCCCGGCGAGCTTTCACCTTCGCCGTGGGCATCTTGCTACGGGCTATTGCCCCCATGCCGCGTGAGGGCCGCATATCAGCAGTACCCGCCTTTTTTCATACCTTTGCCACCAGCCATCTTGACCTGCATGGCCTTGGTCTTACCCTTGGTTGCCACGCCGTCAGCAGACTTGTGACCAGCAGCCAAGCCGCCGTTTGCCATCTTCTTGACTGCGCCACCTTTTTTCATAAGACCTCTGCCCATGCCAGCCAAACCACTACGAACTGTGGGAGAAGCCATCATGGTTTTATTTTGTTGCGCACGCTGATTTTGCATTTGTGCTCCCATTTGTGATGCTAATGCACCCATTTTTCCAGCCTGTGAACTCATTTTTTGTGTCTTGGCCGAAGCGATAGCAGCGCCACGGGCAGGTCCGCCGAACATCATGCGCTTAACTTTGCCACCATCTTCCATAGCAGCCTCTTTCATCTCATGCTTAATCATGGACTTCGGAGCGCCTTTCTTCTTCATGAACGACACTTCCTTCTTGACCATTGCTTTTGACTCTTTCATTTCGCCTCCTTTGGCTTTCTTGGAAAGGCCAGCCTCGGATAAACCAATCGCGATGGCCTGCTTGGGATTTGTCACCTTCTGACCAGAAGACGACTTTAACTTGCCTGACTTGAACTCTGACATGACTTTGCCAACCTTTGCCTGGCCGCCTTTGGCAAAACGCGTCTGACCCATTTGATCATTAGGACCAGCCTGCGCCTGTGGCTGCATGTTGAAGGTCTGATTCAAGCCGCCGCTCTGACCGCCAGGCTGAGGCTGGTTGCCGTAGAAAGGATAGGTTGGCTGCTGCACACTGGTGACACCACCATCAGCAAACTTGCGGCGCTTTCTCATACGATCATCCCTCTGGTTTTGCCACGCTGGGCACAGCCATCAGCGCGGGCTGAAGCAGACGAAACCTTGCCGCCAGCTTTCATGCCTTTAGCTTTGCGCTTGTCATACGCCTCACGAGCCTTTCTTTCGCGCTCATCTGCTTTCATGTTTTCATACTCTAAACGCAGATTGCGCTCGGCTGATGCTTGATCAGTGCCTTCGGTTGTGCCTGATGGTTTAGGCATGGGTAGTTGCGCAGCCATCAGCAAATCCTTCCCTTGGTCTTGCCGCGCTGGGCAATACCGTCTGCACGAGAAGATGCGCTGGATACTTTGCCACCCGACTTCATGCCCATCTTGGCGCGAGCATACGGCGTTGATTCTGCGTATCGCTTAGTAGCGCGTTCAGAAGAAAAAGTGTCGGCAAGGGCGCGACCCGCTTTCGCCAAGTCGTACATCGGCTCTTTCTTTGCTGGCTTGGCTGCCTCTGCTGCCTTCATATAGCCTTCGCCCATCTTGCGAGCAAGTTCAGTAGCCGTCTTTGCCTTTGGCTTCGGCTTCGCTTTTGGCTTAACAGTTACTTCTTCTTTTTCCTCAACAGTCACCGAATCCTCTTTTGGACTGGAGCGCATGTACTTAGCCAACGTGCGTGGGCCTTCATCTTCGTCGCCACCGCCATATCCAATGTCGGGAGCTCCCGATCTGCCTTTGGGCATATAGCTGCTGTCGCCCATGTCCTCAACATCAGGACTCTTCATGCGACGGCCAGTGTAATCGCTGCTCTCCGTCATAGAAGCTGATGCCTGCTCGTCATAAGAACGCTCTGGAAACCGAGTACGCACCACATCGCCAGACCCAGAACGTACAGGATTGCCGTAACGATCACGCAGTACGCCACCGTCTTGATAACGCTTAACTTTTTTCTTCATAACACTCTCCTGTTCGACTCAAGTAGCTGGTCAATCTTCGTTTCCAGCCGGTTGAATCGCTGATCAATATGATCGGTGATGCGATCCACTTCCGCCTTAGTGACGTTGTCCCGTGCTATTTCCTCACGGGTCTTGTTCAACAAGATCGTGATACGCGCAAGCTCCGAAAACTTCTCATGGGCGATGTACGCAAACAGGCCCACAAACAGCGACAACGCGCCGTTCCAGACAAATGCAAGATCCACGGTTAACATTTCCATCTTTTTAGGGCGGCTGCCTTCCTTGTAGGCTTGCCTTTTTCATCTTTCATCGGGCCAGGCATACCTGACATCCGAGCGCAAAATGACTTCTTGCGCGGCCCACCTTCCGGCTGCGGCGCTTTCAGATTGCTCCCGGTTTCACGGTTGTACTTGGCTCGACCCTTGGCTGTCAGACCCGCACCCTTCGACACGGGCAGCTTCTCGCCGCGACCGATAGATAGGGATGGGGTCTTCTTAGCCATAGAACACCGTTACGTTTGCGCCAACGCTGGTAATCACCGTCAGGTTTGACTTGCAGACGATACCTTGATCAGGGATATTCAGCGGACTCACACCCGCTACACCAGGCGCTGTAAAGCTGATCAGGTTGGACACGCCATCCTTGATCAACACCGTTGCCGCGCTGCTATATTGGATCAGGCCGCCCTTCAAACGAGTGCGGCTCTCCAGCACGATAGTGGTCGCGTTGGCAGGGCATATGCCAGGCCGAACGTCTGATTGCATAGCCATAGCGGCCCCCTATTAGTTGTTCTGCTGACCGAACAGGGGGTCATTTACGAAGTACGTAATGTAGCCAGCAACATCACCAACAGCCGAGCTTGCGCTCTCGCTTGTCACGGTGAAGTTCTTGGTTGGGCTGCCTGCTGTTCCGATGCCAGCACCTGCGCCTGTTGCGCCCGGAGTGACAGTCTTTGCAGAGGTAGCAGCCAAGGCCGATACGTAGAACGATGCGTTTGAAGTCACGCCGTCGATAGTGGTGTAGCCGACATTCATCGTGCCAGAAGTCAGACCGTTCGTGATAATCACGGACGTGACAACAGCGTTAGCAGGAAGAATAACGGGGGTAGTTTGGCCTTGGGCAACGACAACGTTGCCAGCAACAGCCGCGTTACCAACATAGAAAGTTGCTGCCATGACGCCGGTGCCGCAATAGGCTTGGCGGGTGTTATCACCGCCGCCCGAACGCCAAATGCTTTGGGTAGTAGATACAGCCATCGAATTGTCCTCTCAAGCGAGTTCGGTATGGCAATCTGCTTGACGTCAGCCGGGACTGTTTGCCACACCGGGTAATTCCCGGAATTACTGCGTTATAGCATAAAACTATAAAAAAAGGGGGCGTTTAAGCCCCCTTCTATTACGCGCCCTGCGATGCGAACATGCCGAGCGGATCCGACCAACCGAACGAATAACGCTCACGAGCCTTGTAGCGAACGTTACCAGTATCGAAGTCACCGTCCATGGAGTTCTGCAACGGGATACGAACAAAGTGCTTCATGCCGTTAGGAACGTCAGTGGTCAGGAACCATGCGTTCGTGTCGGTCAAGAAGTGGTTGATCGTATAGCCTTCCGGGATGGAACCGTTGTTAACGATCGCGTTCACGTCGTTATCATTGGTGCCCGGACGCAGTTGGGTTTCCAACAGGCGGGTAGCTACGAACTGGAGTGCCGGTGGCACGATCAGTTTACGAGGACGAGCTGCGATCAGCAGACCACGTTCGTCAGTCCAAGCGGCGATCTGAATGACTGCGTTTTCCAACGCGGTTTCAGACAGGTCAACTTGGGTCGACGGTGTGTTGCTGTTGGTGCCGCCCGATACCAGCGGGTGTGCAGTGCTGAACAGAGCAACGCCGTCGCCGCCTGGATAGGTGGACGAGAAGCCATTGTTCAGAACAGCCGCAGCTTTTACCTGCTTGGTGTAGGACATTGCACGAGCCAGCGCCTTGGTGTAGCGAGCCGACAGCGAATCGTAGAGGTTATCTTCAATTGCTTCTTCGGTCAGGCTGAAACCAAGAGCGATAGTCTCGTGGTTGTATCGAGCAGTCCATGCTTCCTGACCATTGTCGTACCGGATCGCAGAACCTTCGTTCTTGACCGGTGCGGCGCTGAAGCCAGACAGCTTGGTTTCTTCTTCGAAGGAACGCTCGGAGGTCTCTGTCTCGTAGATCTCCTTGTGCTCTTCGCCGTAACGAGCGTACTCCATGCCGAACAAAGCGTTCAGGCCAGGCAGTAGCTCTTTCAGTAGTTGTGCGCGTGAAATAGCCATGTCTTACTCCTTAAAC